ACCCAACAACTGCAGAAATAAACGCCGACAATATAAAGAAATATATGAGCGGTCAGCAGGCAACCGATAAATTCTACCACAAAGATATTCATAATGAAGTATCTGTGAATAATCCGCCGGGAAGTGTTGGGAGTGGGCGAGATGCGACAATGTCTCTTACTGGCGATAAAATTAATAAGGAAAACTTTAAACATAATAATATGCAGCCGTTTTTCGGGTCGAAGGTTAGGGGAGCAACCCGCTCATCTGATGTAGGAGAAAGTATATTAGACAATATGCAAGGACAGGGGTCTCAGCATTTTAGTAAAAAAGAAGTAGCTCCTTTATTTAAACCTCAGTCAAACTTTCAGCACGCGAACGGTGCTCCAAATGCTAACGATTTTCTCCAGTCTCGAGTAAATCCTAGTTCTCGTATGGCAAACGTTAAGCCGTGGGAAGAGGAACACGTTGCTCCCGGACTAAACAAAGGATTTAATAAAAACCCCGGAGCTGGCTTCAATTCTGGAATGGAGTCCCGAGACTGCTGGGCTCCAAAAAACGTTGACCAACTGCGCACAAAAACAAATCCTAAGCTATCGTTTGGGTTATCTGGACACGAGGGACCAGCAAACTCATTTATTAAAGACGGGACAACAGTTGTTCAACAAGGCCGTGTTGAAAAACAATTGCCCGACACCTACTACAAGGTTGGACCCGAGCGCTGGTTTACTACAACTGGTGCAGAAAAGGCTCAGCCGACGCGAGGACAAGCAGTAATTAGTCACGTGAACCGTCCATCTACATCTTGTTCATATTTTGGTGCTGGAGGAGAGAATGATAGCACATATGTTAAGGGAGAATATGAGGCGCCGTCTCGCGCGGTGTTAAAAGCAAATCATTTAATAAATCTTAGAGCAAACGGTGTAAAAGATGCGACCGACGGAGATTATGGAATGAGTTCGTATGCGAATCTTCCAAATAATAGAGCAACTACTCGCGTAGAAAGTCCATATGGAATTGTGCAAGGTGCGATGAAAGCGATTACAGCTCCGATAATGGATATTTTGCGCCCGTCTAGAAAAGAAAATGTTATCGGATCGATGCGCCCAAGTGGGAATGCGTCATCGTCTGTTTCGAGACAACCCGTATATAACCCAGCAGACAGAACAAGAACTACTATTCGGGAAATGACAGAAAATAAATTGGATAATAATCATTTAAATATGAATAATCAACAAGATGGAGGCGCCGGAGGATATTTGGTAAATGACCAAACACCTGTTCACGTTCAGCGTGATACCACCGGGTGTTCATATGACGGAAATGCGGGTCCCGCTGTATGTGTGAATAATTCTTCGTATGAAGCCGCATATAATCAGAGAAATAATCCCAACAAAACATACGAGAACCGCCCAAATCACGGGGGGACGCAAATGTTTAATCAGAAAAGTAATATATGTATTGCCAAGCTGGACGATGACCGGTGTAACAATAGATTGTGGACTCCCAGCACAGGAACATCTATCATTCCAAGTGCCGAAACTCACGGAAAGTTAAATTCCCAAGCGTATAATGATACTGGGAGTGGGTGTGACCGTATTCAACCAGACATATTGGATGCATTCAAGAGAAATCCATATGCACAAAGTTTACAGAGCTGGTCATAAATGACGTTTGATATATTAATATATTAATATATTAAATACAACTGTTTATATTTAGTATATATTTATAATGAACTTAGATATACATAATCCTATAAAACACACACTGGATAGGTTCTTGGAAATTAATAAAATACCAAATATTATATTTCACGGACCAACTGGTGGTGGTAAACGAACGTTGGTTAACAAATTCATTAAAGATATTTATGGAAATAATACTGTGGCTATAAAACAATGTGTTTTATATGTTGACTGTGCCCACGGAAAGGGTATTAAATTTGTCCGAGAAGAACTGAAGTTTTTCGCAAAATCACATATAAATATAAAAGTCTCGAATAATTTTAAAATTATTGTTATGTCAAATGCAGATAAGTTAACAATAGACGCACAATCTGCGTTAAGGAGGTGCATTGAGTTATATAATCATACAACTCGATTTTTTATAATACTGGAAGACAAATATAAATTATTAAAACCTATTTTATCCAGATTTTGTGATATATATATCCCTCCTCCTGTTGTAGATGGAAAGTCAATTAACTTGAATAAACATATAATAGATAACCTTTCGGAACAACACAAAAAACTAGAAAACAATGTTTGGTTGGCTGACATAATAGGGAAAAAATGCAATACGCAGGGGCAAATTATAAATAAATCTATAAAGATTTACGAGAATGGATTAAGTGGTTTAGATATAATGGAATATATCGAAACTGCAGAGATCGACGAAGCTTATAAATGGAGTATGCTTCTAACATTTAATAAAATAAAGAAGGAGTTTAGAAATGAGAAATTACTTATATTCTTCTTGTTAAATTATTTATATTTTCGTTTAGATGATAGTTTAGAAAATGTGTTAATTATGTAAATGGATGATTATTCGTTAGTTAGTCTAAGTGATTCCAAAAACGAGTGGTGTGCTAGATTAGTAAATACATTAACTCCTAGTTTAATTGAGGGATTAAAATCTATATTTGAGGAATCGTGGGCATTATGTATTGAAAACGACGAAGAAGATAAATATTTAATGACTTTCCAGACATTTTTAAGTAGAATTCCAAAATGGAATACTACTATTATTGATACTGAGCGTAAAAGGATCGAAGACACTACCAGCTGTGGGTATTTAGAAGAGCTGATTACGTGTGTTCACGTAATTCAATTAAAGGCTCTGACGTGTGCACGCGTTGGAAATAAGCAGAAAAAGGTTAATATTAATATCCCTTCGGTGAACACATTTATCCATAAGACATATTGTAATGTAGCAAGAAAGCTATATACTAGTATTTATTTATTTGAAAAGGATATCCTGCCGTTAGAGATTCAGAAACATAACCGTGAACTGGAGTGTATCATTAAAGAGAGTATTCTTAATACTGTAAGAGATACTATGCCAATAGAGGATATATTGCGCGCATATATGGACGAAACGGAAGAACTGGACGTAAATGAAGAATTTGTTATTATTAAGGAAACTCCTTCAGCCGACCCTATTGATATAGGGGAGGATGTAGGCGATAACACTATGACGAATGTATCTCCTGTGGTTTCCACCGAAGTTATACCGCACTCGCCTCCGAAAGTGATGACACCCGTCTCATCGCTGTCCAAAGAAACGCCGCCGCCTCCCGCATCTACTTCGCTTGCGATTGCATCTGCACCCGCTTCGCCTGCACCCGCTTCGCTTGCAAATGCACCCGCTTCGCTTGCAAATGCACCCGCTTCGCCTGCACCCGCTTCGCTTGCAAATGCACCCGCTTCGCTTGCAAATGCACCCGCTTCGCTTGCAAATGCACCCGCTTCGCTTGCAAATGCACCCGCTTCGCTTGCAAATGCACCCGCTCCGACGTTATTCTCAATACCTTCCGATGAAAGAGTAAAAGACCGTGTAAATTTTAACGACGTAGATAATCGCGTAGACATAAATGGTAAGGTAGACACAGTTATAGCACCAAAGACAGACGAGCGATTAGATAAAATAGCCGAGCTTTCGGCCGAGCGACGTAGGCGAGAAGAGGAAGAGGAGGATGATGAAGATAAAATAAAAATCGGAGGCGATGTAGATTTGCAAATTTTGGATATAAACGACCTAAATAGGTCAGTTACGGTAAATCCAGTATTAGATGATATAGAGGTTCTAACTTAAACTCGTTTAATTAGTTTCAAGTTTTTAGAACAATACATAAATGGAAAATATATTTATGCATTCTGGCATAATCGCAGTTTTCTATTTTGTCCTCACAACTTTATATCAAAAATATATAATTAAGAAAGAAAAGGCATCAAAATTGGTTGCGGGAGAGACGTGTGTAGTATTTGTAAGTGGTGTTTTAGGAATGTACTCAATCGAATATTTAGACAAAGGTCTTTTAAAAAAATCCCAACCGGGAGCTTTTATAGGAAAACCTGAATTTTAATTATAATAAAATAAGATTTATACTTATTACATTTTATTATATTTTATTATATTTTATTATATTTTATTACATCTTTGACCCACAGTTTCCGCAGAACTTTGTCGGGTTACTTCCCGCCGGGGCAGCACAGTTCGTGCAAAATCGGTTTCTCGCTTTTGGGTGACTGTATAGGTTCGGAGCCGAAACAGACTTCGTATACCTAGTGATTGTCCCGGTAATGTCCTTTTTTGTGACTGCAAAATACGCGGAAACCGATGGACTGATTGCATACTCAAGCGTGTGTCCGTGTGCAAGAGTTCCGCCTGGACCAGAACATAGGCCGACACCAATAATAGGATACTCCTTAGCATTTTTATATGCAGTAGATGTGCTCGTTAGAATTCGAGTTTTAGTCTGCATCTTACTAATCACGAGCCCTAAGTGCTTCTTCACCTTGCTCGAAAGAACGTGCTCTGCGAGGACGACATTGCTCATTAATGATGAAGGTAGAACAATAGACGACGCTGTTACAAGAATATAATTTGAATAGTTCCCTGCACTAATCTCGTGGATTGCAATAAGACGCTGCCATACGCCAGAGTGCTTGGAATTCGCGCCATACCCCTTTCCACCAAGAAAGCTCCACAGTAGCCCCCCCTTCTCTTTAACGGGCTTACACAAAAGATTCTCCGCGCCGATGCTAGTGTTTGCAACAACACCGTGCTCTCCCGTGCAAGGGATGAAAATGTTTTTCCCCGACATCATCAGCTCAATCAGATCAGGAATATTATTTACAATATCTGATGGGGGTGTGTCTTCCCACGCACGAACAACCGATGTCCTCGCCGGCGCGGCGTCCTTGCGAAGGGACGCGAATCCCTCCATCGCCCCCGACAATTTCTCGCCAATATCTATATTCGGAGACTGCCAATACCGACGAGGCCCGGTATAATCCTTATAATACTCCGTCAAACTCTTTGTTGTTGCGACGCGTGTCCAAAAGTTCTCGCCAAGTGCCTTCTCGGCCTCAGAAATTTGATTTACATTTGGCGGAACAACGCTCGTCTTCTTTCCATATGTAGATGGCTTAATGAGGGAGGCCATCATAGATTTTAGCGCGGATCGACTCCCTGCCTTCTTCATCCACATCAAAACGGTATTGTTCATCTTGCTATATTGGAAGTGGACAACAGAATCCTCGCCATTCCCATCTTCGCCAATATGTCCTTCGCCGATTGCCTCTGAAACAATTCTAATTCGGTCATTCATCGGGAGCCTATCAAATGGAACAGAGAACTTAGACATTGCGCTCAGAATCCATTCAAATGTTTTCCCAAAATGCTCTTCGATATAGGTCACCTCGGTAGCGACTTCTTTCATACTCTCGATGCGTTGCTTTGTCGCGTGACGCATTCCAGCCGAGGCCCAGTCGGCAGTAAGCTTAACAAAGAGATCGTGAATTAGAATCCAATATTTATGGAGGGCACTGTTAAGCATTTTAATATTCTTTCTCGAGACCTCCGGAACCGTATCGCAATTTCCAGCGTAATGAAATAGAGGCCGGGATGCTTTAGCAGCAGCGGAAGTGCCGGCACGAACATATGAATGTCGATCCTTGCAAAGAAGTTTGTCGGTTGCAATAGATAGAGTGAAACTGCTAGGCGTAGAGAAACTGTTTTTATAAATATCATTTGTGTGCTTGCGTAGACGATTCGTATATGTCGTATTCACGTTATCATAATTGCAAAGATAGGGTCCTTCTGGGCCAAATACAGATGAAAGATTTCTGCAATTATCTCCACACTGGCGACACCTAAACTGTTCCTTTCCAACGGATTTAATAATCTCCCGAGAGTTAGTTACTTCTGGACTATCGTTGATAATAGCAACGACTGGGAGTTTGGAACCATCGTGTGTAACAATCCACGTGGAAATCTTATTGACGGGAAGCATAGACTGTCGAACGTACAAATTGTATTCCTCGCTCTCGGTGGAGGTCGAAGCCTCCGAATCCCTCAGCATACGACGAGCCGCTTCGACAATATCAAACTTGTTTGGACTAGATGAAGACATAATTGCATTATTTAAAATTAAATAATGCAATTCAATTTTTTATTTATTGCATAGACGGGTAGCTATCTATATCAATAACGCTTCCCGGATGCTTTATATTTGATACAATATACTTTTTGAAATAGGGGAGTTTTAGCACGTCGGTTGGCGCGTGTTTATGGACNGTTCTCGCTATCATCTTATATAATTTGAATTCGGGATATCTTTCATCNCCATTGGTTTTATAAATTACATTTCTCTCTTTGTCNTCGTTGCACCAATTTAAAATTATTTTTTTAATACCGGACTTGATGTTTTTAATATCCTTAATATCTGATATCTCATCATTATCCTCAAGGTCATCAACTATAAAATCAAAGAGGGAACACCCTAACCTGCATAAGTCAAAACTTTTATTAGGCAAAACCTTCTTTTTCTTCTCGTTTAAATATGGTGGAAAATTATATTGGGTTGCCGCATCGCCAGATGAGTGGAAGCTATCACTACACATCGTTTTCCCCTTAAATTTATAGATTGCTCTGCCAAAATCAATGATTTTATAGATTCTTCCGAACGTAGGGATTTTATAATACTTCCCATTGTAACAATATTCTATATATTTCTTGTCGGTTGTATTATACATTATATTATTTGTATGTAAGTCATTATGTGTTAGGTCGAACACCTTTTGATACGTGATTAGCATCATTATAACCTGCATAGTTAGCGAGTCCCATTCATTGTCAGTTAACGGTTTATTAACAAGAAGAGAATCTAATGTTTTCTCACACTCTTCTAGACATATTATCTGGATGGGGAATTTTGATATGTTAACAAGAATCTCTTCTTCGGTCTCTGTCGAACAGTTGCTCCCAGAGGAAGAATGACTCGAATCAGAATCCGATCCGGAACAAGAACCATCGTCCGAGTCATTTTCTCCACTAGACGTATTTGACGATCGAGATGAACATGTACTACCGGAGTGGGCACTACCGGAGTGGGCACTACCGGAGTGGGCACTACCGGAGTGGGCACTACCGGAGTGGGCACTACCGGAGTGGGCACTACCAGTTGCGCTCGTGCTCACATTCGGCGAAGTTTCTTTTTTTTCAAACAAAACATCTATTTTTTCCCCATTGTTATTATCCTCCGAACTTTTGAATATGGTATCGAATTGGTCTAAATCAGATATATCTGAAAGATTTAATACGGTGCTGTCGTCACTAACGACGAGCTTATCTTTATTTGTCCTAGAATCAGAAAATATCTGGCTCGAGATGTATTCGTCCTCGAGGGTGAACGTAATATTGTTTTTTTCAACATTATTATATTTTTTAAAATAACTAGAATCTTGCAAATAATCGATGTCGTCATTTATGTTAATTTTATAGTCATTCTTAATAGCCAAGAATGACCCATAAAGGTCTATACCGTGCGTAAAATTATGTGTATGAAGGAGCTGGCTTGTTAAATAAGTAAAAAAACTGTCTACATACGCCGCGTTGTTTTGGTCATTCAGCTTTTCATTTGATTCTGACTTTTCAAGAGACGGTAAAGTTAAATAATCGATATCTTCTTCGTATTTTCCGATAAGAAACTTAATGGGGTCAAATAGGGGAGACAGTTTGAAATGAACATTTTTGCTTTCAGTTGTTTTTCCATCTGTTACTTTAACTGTAAACTTATTCTCGTCCTTTTTCTCAGAAATACCGCAAATGTTAAAAGCGTGGTTAAGATTGATATTGTTGTAGTTTGATTCATTTAGGGAGAAGTATTTAGAATATAGGGGGACGTAGTTTTGTGGCTTACTTACATTCAATAATTCGGAGTTTTCTAAATCTGAAAAAATCTGACGGTTATCATTCTTTTTATAATGAATCTCCATTAGTTCCAATATATATTTAATTCGTGAAATTTTAACCTATATTTTCTAAAAAAGATATAAATGACGCTCGAGTTAAAAAAATTTGATATGAGTAATATTAGATTTAAGCAAGACGAAAATAGTGGACCGGTTGTCGTTCTAATCGGTAGAAGAGATACGGGGAAAAGTTTCCTTGTAAGAGACCTTATTTATAGCCATCAGGATATTCCTATCGGAACCGTAATATCCGGAACAGAGGCCGGTAATGGATTTTATGGAAAACACGTTCCTAAACTATTTATACATGATGAATATAACACAGCGATTGTTGAAAATATTCTAAAGCGCCAGAAAACGGTTCTTAAACAAGTTAAAAAGGAGATGGAATATTATAAAAAATCTACAATAGACCCTCGAACATTTGTCATTCTTGACGATTGTCTCTATGATTCTGCTTGGACAAAAGATAAAATGATGAGACTATTATTCATGAATGGTCGACATTGGAAAATAATGCTGATTATTACGATGCAATATCCCCTAGGGATTCCACCTAATCTTAGAACAAACATCGATTACGTTTTTATTTTACGTGAGCCGTATATTGCCAATAGGAAAAGAATATATGAAAATTATGCGGGTATGTTCCCTACATTTGAATCTTTCTCACAAGTACTAGACCAATGTACTGAGAACTTCGAATGTCTTGTTATAAATAACAACGCAAAAACGAATAAATTGCAAGAGCAGGTTTTTTGGTATAAGGCGGAGCCTAGAGGGGATTTCAAGCTTGGGTCAAAAGAATTTTGGGAAATATCAAAAGACCTTGGTTCTGACGACGACGAAGAAGAATATAATCCTAATTCTGCTAGAAAAAGCAATAATCCAAAAATAAATGTGAAAAAAAGCAAATGGTAGTATTTATATTTTATCATAAGTAGATACACACTTTAGTTTATCTATTTCCATTTTTTTGTTTACTTCTTTCATAAAATCGTAACCACAATCGTGTGTTTCAGGCAACCGATGAATTGCACAATACACCTTTTTACATTTACACGTAGAAGACAGACAATCTACAACATTTAATCTTTTATTGCAATTTTCTAACGCACATATCTTCTTTTTAGTCATTTACATCTTAATTCTATATAAATTTTTAAATTAATTTTATATAGCTTTAATCTCCGTATTATTTGCAGAGCTTAAGTCTTCGGTTTTATTGTAATATTATCTCTAGGAGAACTCGACGGGGTATCTAATTTATCTTCCTCTACAATTACACCCAATCCGGAAAGCAACGCTTTGCTTGAGGAAGTATTCAATCTGCTTAACCCGTGGTCGTTGTTTTTAGTTTTACTAGTAATAATATTGTCGCCACCAAATAATTCCTTTCTAATATCCGAAACAGCAACGTTGTCTTCAAGTTTATTATCAACTGTATTTACCCCAGACAAGCTAACCAAATTACCCTCACTATCCAACGACTGAGTCAATAAGTTCCCACTTTCTTTTGCCTTTGCGACGTTTTCTTCAATCGCCTTTCTCCTCGTCTCTTTAATACGCTTGTCAAATTCGGTCTTTGCTTTAAGTTCGTTCTTATCCTTCTCAGACATAAGCTGATTTAACTCGTCCTCTAAATATTCCACCTTACCTGTTTTATACGCGTCGGGGTCATACGGCATCCACATACCGACCGGACCAACAAAAACGTCGTGATTTGGGTCGACTTCTCTTAGCATCTTGCATCTCATCTCGGCCTCCTCCTGTGTGGGATACGAACCTCTTACTTTAACACCTCGAACATTTGTCTGGAATGTGTGATTCTTCTGAAACGTAACATTTAATTTATCTTCATTCTTATCTAGGAAACTTTTATACTCGTCTTCGATTGTAGTAACGAATATATTGTCCCGCTCTGTTTTACAATAATCCTCAAAGTCTTTCATAACATCTTGTGTGTCTAAATGATATTTAAATGTCATAAAATTAATGAACTGATTGAATTTCTCTAATGATTTATTCATATCCCATTGCTTAATATACTCATTAAATAGAAACTGCTCCCGCTGCTTTAATATTTTTTCAGGAGAAACAAAAGACATACAAACAAACTTCTGTGCCGCAAGTGGTCGGTCTTCCTCTAGAATATCAATATATTTAGAATTGTCTGTGCCGTCTAGGTTCTTTCTGCATTCAACGCCAACCGGTTGTGTTTTTGCCCTGTTGGTAGAATCAGCCATTATAGATAGTAATCTTATCTAAGTTTAAGTATTTTATATAATAAATATTAAATAGACATATTAATTATAACGTTTAATTTAGAAATACAAAAATATTATTTTCTTTATTATTAATATAAATGTCTGGTCATAGTTTAGATTTCGGTGAACTGATTAAACGCGCCATTAAGTATTTAGTGGAAGGGTTGATGGTTGCTATCGCAGCATTCGCAATTCCTAAGAGATCCCTCAATATGGACGAGGTTGCATTAATTTCGCTTACTGCTGCGGCGACATTTAGTATCCTTGACACATACGTTCCAACTATTGCGGTTAGTGCTCGTTCTGGTGCCGGTCTTGGTATTGGCGCAAACCTTGTAGGGTTTCCTCGGTAAAATTAAATAATATTAAATAATAATAAATTTTGAATAATTTAAATAAAAAGAATCTGTTTATTTAAATTGTTGGAATAAATTCCCAATCGAGTTCGTTGCATATTTTTTTCCAAATTTCATCCTGCTCTATTCTTTTATAGAGGTCTTTCAACATAGGAAAATATGGTAAAAATTGTGTTTGTCCAAGCAGTTCGCATAATTTATATACTGTATAATAATAATTCAGAAAGTTAACCCTATCATTAGGACAATATCTAGAATACGGAGCCTGAATATCCATAAATAAATTACATAATGTTTCTTCTAATTCGTGGCTCATTATAGGAGGTTTAATTCCTAGCTTATCCTTAATAAATGGAATGTGTTCATAATATTTATTATATCCAAGCTTTTTCAAGATATCCTTCGCCTTTTTGTTAGTCATTTGAGTGACCTCCATACGTTCCTTTTTTATTTGCAGCTTTATATTTTCAAGAACCTCCTCGGGGATTTGGGTTGTTTCTTTCGCCTGAAATTGAGCAATAATCTCCCTGAAATGATTAATTCTTTTATATGCATAAAAGCATACCTCTTTAGGGGGTTCTTTATAAGACGGTTTTTCATTCTCAACCAAGTATGGGATACTGCAAAAACAATTGTTACACACAAGAACACCATCGTGCTCAATCGCAATTAGTTCACCCTTGTCGCATTTTCGACATATGTCTGTTTGCACTAGATAATTTTTAACATTTATAAATCCTTCATCTACATTTGTTAAATACTTTTCTACGGTTGATATTTCCTTTATATCCAGCTCCTTTAATTTATTATTTATATTAAAATATCTGTCGAGCAAAGTTGTTTTATTATTACCATTTGCTATTTCCTTTTTATTTTCGAAATAATCGAACAGGTGCTTTGAATTATCTAAAAAATATTTCTTTTTCTCCTTTGATAAATCGGACATTTTCTTTCTGATTGCCTTTATTTCGTCCTTTAGGTCAAGTCTTTTCTCCAAGGAAATATTCTTTCTAAGAAGTTCTTTAATTGTAGCCTTTCTTTTCTGTAATTTTGGAAGAGTATTCTCTATATCCTCCTCCATCTTATTCATTATTTGATTATGTTTTCCGTCTAGAGTTACTATGCTTTTCTGACATATTCTTATATTTTTATTATTTTTCGGCTTAAAGGAATGCATATCAAATAATTAAGTATTTAACAATACCTTTAGATAATTATATAGTTAAAACAATATTTATGTTTTCTCTCTTTCCTTTAGAATGAGTGATGATAAAGAAATTATAGCTACTGGCATTCCTGAAAAAATAAATGTTAATTGCATAGAATTTCAGAAAATGTCTTTTATTTATAACGCTATTCAGTCTGGATGGGAAGTAAAACTTAACAATAAAAATAAATATGTTTTTAAAAAAAAACACGAAAATCGGAAAGAAATCTATTTAGAAAACTATTTAAAAACGTTTGTTGAAGAAAATCTCGATTTTAATCATTTAATTAATTGATTTCCGCCAAATTTTTTTTCTTTAGCAATATTATAAAATGGGTGGTGGATTAATGCAACTAGTAGCTTATGGCGCACAGGATGTCTATTTGACAGGCAATCCTCAGATTACTTTCTGGAAGGTGACTTACCGTCGCCACACGAACTTCTCTCTCGAATCCATCGAACAAACCTTTAACGGCCAGGCAGATTTTGGTCGCCGTGTAACTTGCACTATTAGCCGCAACGGCGATCTTGCATACCGCACTTACCTTCAGGTGACTCTCCCCGAGATTAACCAGACTATGAGTTCGGTAAAAAACGACCTCACACCCCCAGGCCGGGGGGGTAGCGGTGTTTACGCCCGCTGGCTTGATTGCCCCGGTGAGCAGCTTATCTCCCAGGTGGAGGTTGAGATCGGTGGGCAGCGCATCGATCGCCAGTATGGAGACTGGATGCACATCTGGCAGCAGCTTACCCTCACTTGTGATCAAGAGGACGGCTACAACAAGATGATCGGTAACACAACT